CGAGCAGCCGATCGGCTGCTCGCCATTATCGCCGAGAAAACCGAGCTGGAGCCGCCGGAGGCCGTGCAGGTCTCCGTGGGCTTCCCCCGGCAGGACCGTGGCGGCAAGGTGGTTGGGCAGTGCTGGACCGCCAAGTCCGGTAAGGGCGTTGTGCAGGTGTTCGTGTCGCCGCTGCTGGACAAGCCGGTGGCCGTGCTCGGCGTCCTACTACACGAGCTGATCCACGCCGCCGACGACTGCCAGAACCAGCACAAGGGCGTGTTCGCACGGGCCATGAAGCAGGTCGGGTTCACGTGCAAGCCGACGCTGGCCACGGTGCCGTCCACCGGCGCGTTCCGCGAGGAGCTGGCCGCGATTTGGCTGGAGCTGGGCGACTACCCGCACAAGGGGATGTCTCCCGGCGACGGGATGTACAAGAAGAAGGGCACCTACCTGATCAAGTGCTCGTGCGACGAGTGTGGCTACACCGTTAGAACCACGCAGAAGTGGCTAGACCAAGCCACCCCGAAATGTCCCGATGAAAGCTGCGAGGGCTACCTGTTCTCGCTGACCGTTGAGGAGAAGTAGATGATCACCACGCGACAACTCGCCTATCTGGCCGGACGGAAATGGGTGCTCTCGCAGACCCGCAAGCCCGCCGAGAAGAAGCTGGCCGAGGAGTGCCCGTTCGAGTACACCGCGCCGGGCACCCCTGAGAAGGACCAGAAGCACGAGAACGGCGCTCGCACGGCGTGGCTGGCCGGTGCCCGTGAGGCCCGCGAGGACTACGTGACGCCGAGCAAGCGCACGGTGTCCAAGCGGCACCCGAGAGCACAAGCCCGGCGTGTGTTCCAGCAGCGCGCAAAGCTCCAGGCCAAGGGCTATATCCTGGCCGTGTGACAGTTGACATCGGGCAGCAGCTCGCGGAGCGGTGGGAGTCCCGGCCCGACTATGGCCGGGACCCCGTTCTGTGGTGCAAGGAGCGCGGCGGCGAGCATATGTACAGCTCGCAGCGCGAGATCCTGGAGTCCGTACGCGACAACCGATACACCGCCGTCCACTCCGCCCACGACATGGGCAAATCCAAGGTGGCGGCCAACGCCATCACCTGGTGGATTGACTCGCATGACCCCGGCGAGGCGTTCGTGGTCTCCACCGCGCCGACCGCCGCGCAGGTGGCCGCCATCCTCTGGCGAGAGATCACCAAGATGCGCGCCAAGACCGACTCGCCCGGCAAGATCAACCGCGCCGGGTACCCGCAGTGGTACGTGGGCGACACGCTCGTGGGATACGGGCGCAAGCCGTCCGACTACGAGGAGTCGGCATTCCAGGGCATCCACGAGAAGTACGTCCTGGTGGTCATTGACGAGGCAGGCGGCGTGGCCGCTCACCTCTATGACGCCGTTGACGCGCTGGCCACCAACGAGTACGCCCGCGTCCTGGCCATCGGGAACCCCGACGATCCCGGCTCCCACTTCGCCGCGATCTGCAAGCCGGGCTCGGGCTGGAACGTGATTCACCTGGACGGGTTGCGCTCGCCCAACATGACCAAGCCGCTCGTAGTCGGCTACAAGCGGGAGGGGTTCGGCAACGCCAATCCCCGCTTCCCCTACCTCGTGGCGCTCATGGAGGCCGAGGGGATCGCTTTCTCGCAGGAGGATTTGCCCGAGGCCATCCGGCCCATGCTGCTCTCCCCGCTCTGGATTGAGGAGCGCATCAAGCGGTGGGCCGGGGTGCCCGAGGACGCCAACCTCGCGTACGAGCCCGAGCAGCTCCGCGAGTTCGTCGCGCGCCGGTGCGCTAGCTCCCCGATCTTCCAGGCCAAGGTGCGCGGGCTGTTCCCGTCCGCCGGGCAGGAGGGCGTTATTCCGCTCGGGTGGGTTCAGCTCGCCGTCAACCGCTGGCATGACCTCATGGACCGGGTGGACGGGATCGCGCCGTCCCTCAAGGCCACCGACCCCGGCCCCAAGATCGTTGGGGTGGACGTGGCGCGCGGTGGCGAGGACGAGACCGCCATTGCGATCCGATACGGCAACCTGGTCACCGAGATCCAGCGGTTCCGGCAGGCCGACACGATGGAGACCGCCGACACGGTGGCGGCGTTCATGCACGAGATCGGCACGGTGGCCGTGGTGGATGTAATCGGCATCGGTGCCGGGGTGTACGACTCGCTCCGCCGGATGCGCGCCAAGGGCCTGATCGTGGGCCGGGCCATGCCGTTCAATGCCTCCGCAGTGACGCCCGGCGTGGACTCCGTGGGACAGTTCCGATTCCGCAACGACCGCTCGGCGGCATGGTGGCGGATGCGCGAGATGCTGGACCCCTCACGCGGCTCCAAGATCGCGCTCCCCGATGACGAGCGGCTGATCGAGGAGCTGATCGCGCCGCACTACAAGCACCACGTGGGCGGCATCATCGTGGTGGAGTCCAAGGAGGAGATCAAGAAGAAGCTGGGCCGCTCGACGGACACCGCTGACGCCGTGATCCAGTCCTTTTGGGCGCGGTTTTCTACCGAGATGCCCGAGGTGGCCGAGTTCACGAGCGGATCGCCCGATGTGATCCGGTTTGGGGACTATTCGCCGTTCACCGAGGCGGACATGGACCTTGGCCCCGGTATTCTGGCGGATGGCTGGCCCCGCCGCACGGAAGGATGGAATCTCTAGTGGCATCTCCCACCGTGCTGAAAGACGCCGTGGACGGATTCAACGTGCCTTCGCTTGAGAAGGAGCAGGGCACGGAGTTCGGCTGGTACGACCGCCAACTGTTCGCGTGGCGCGACGGCAAGGTGCTCGATTACGGCGACTGGGAGGCCCGCGACATCTTCGAGATGCTCGCCAAGGACTACCGCGCCCGTCAACTTGAGAACGTCCTGGTCCTGCCTGTCACCTCGGCGGAGCGTTCGATCGTGGCCGTGGACGGCGACAAGGGCGAGCAGGAGTGGACCAACCACTTTTGGGAGGCCGACCACCTCAACGGCGGCTGCAAGACCTCGCTGGACCAGATCATCGACCTCTCCACCTCGGCGTTTAGCTACAAGAAAGCGTTTTTCGAGAAGGTGTGGCGCGAGGGCGTCGGGGACTTCGAGGGCAAGTTCGTGTACGACAAGCTCGGGTGGCGTCCGCAGACCACCTGCCGTCTCGCCCGCGACCCGCATAACGGGTCATTCGCCGGGTTCGAGCAGGAGGCGTTCTACGTCGGCCCCGAGATGTCCAAGGGCCGGTGGCCCATCGAGATCCCCGCCGAGCGCGCGTTCGTGCACATTCACGGGCTCCGCCGCGACCCCCTGAACGGGTCCTCGGACATGGAGATCGCTTACTGGTGCTACAAGACCAAGCAGAAGATCATGTTCCTCTGGTTCCAGTTCCTGGAGAACGTGTCGCTACCGCGCATCGTGGTGCACGCGCAGGACCAGGGCGTGGCCAACCAGATCGCGCAGCAGGTTGCCAAGCTCAAGGGCTCCGGCGTGCTGCCGCTCGTGGCGGGTGACTCACGGGCCTCGGGGCAGTTCTCGATCGACACGCTGGACGTGTCCGGCAAGGGCGCGGAGCAGTTCATCCAGGCAATCCAGTGGCTGGACAATGCCGCCGTAGAGCAGATGCTGGCCGGGTTCCTCAACCTGACCGGCGGCGTCGGCAACGGCGGCAAGGCGGGCGGCTCGTACGCGCTCTCGCAGGACGCAAGCGACTTTTTCAACCAGCTTGAGGAGTCCAAGACCCGCGAGCTGGAGGCGTCCATCCGCAAGCACGTGTTCGCGCCGCTGGTCCGCCACAACTTCGGCCCGCAGGCCAAGGTCCCCAAACTCCAGTTTGAGCCGCTCCACGACGAGGACAAGGGCACCTCTGTGCAGCTTCTCCAGACGCTGCTCGCGCAGCCCGCGCAGCCGGGGCAGCCGTCACCGATCCCGTCTGAGTTCATCCAGGAGCTGGCGCAGCAGGTCTCCGAGTACATCGGGCTGGACGGCAAGAAGATCCGCAAGTCCTTCGAGGAGGCCGCCGCCAAGGCGCAGAAGCTGGCCGAGCAGGCGACGCCAATGGGCGGCTCGCCCATCGGGCAGCAGGTGGCCGGGCTCATGGGCGCGGTCGGCGCGGCCAACAACATCACCCGGCGCGTGCCCAACCAGACCGGGCGGCCACCGGCGCAACCGAACCACCCCACCCCACCGGCACCTCCGAAGGCGGCGTGATGATGGAGAAGAACCACGAGGCGTGCTGCTCCGAGAAGGGTGGCACCTGCCCCGGTTGCATCAAGGGCAAGCATCACCTCTGCTCCGGTTGCCACGGTTGCGGGTGCGTGATCTCGGCTCAGGCCGGGCACCACGCGCACGGCTACCCCGTAGCTGGGCGGAAGTGAAGATCCACGAACCCCTGCCAGCCGACGCCGCCACCCAAGCCGTAGCCAAGATCCTCCAGCGCGGCTCTCCCACCGGCATCACGGCGCGGGCCATCCGGCACGTGACAGGGGCCTCAACGCTCTCTGTGATCGCTTCTCTCGGATTGGCAGGCACGGGTACCAAGCACCGGCCCAACGCCCGGCTCCGTGCGGCTGAGGGGGCAAGAACGGTCGGCGTAGTGAAGGACGTACGAGACAACGAGTTGTACTTCCGCGCGGCGTACATCGTGGCGGCCTCGGGACGGCTCAATGCCGACCTCAAGCGCAAGCTGCCGCTCCGGCAGGCACTTGCCAAGGAGCGTCCGTTCCAGAAGGCGCACGAGAAGGCGCGCCGGAATCGGCAGGAGGTGGCCACGCAGATCCAGCAGCAGCAGAAGTCTTGGGGGCCGCTGCTGGGCTGGTACCGCGACCCGCTTTCCGAGCACTCCGAGAGCGAGTGCCGGGACGCTCACGGGCACAACTTCTACGCCGACAAGGGCACGGTGATTGGCTGGCCGGGGGCGGTTCACCCGCACTGCCACTGCAAAGCCGGGGCACCGTGGCCGGACGGTGGAATGGTGGACGATCACGTACGCTTACACAAGGTGGTCAACCGAACCTATCGCTTAAAGAAGTGAGGCGAACGTGCCGAAATCGGCGAAGCCGAACCTGCTCACAGACCTGACCGCCGAACCACCCGCCCCGAACCGCCGCGATGTCTGCCGGTTCGCCGAGCTGACCGACGCCCGGCCCAAGGCCGAGCGCGAGGCAATCTTGGCTTGCGTGGACAACCCGCGCTGGTCAAGCCGCTCCCTGGCCGGGGTACTGATCAAGCACGGCGTCAT